AATATTAATATTCAATTTCCCTTTCTTTTAACGATTCGAAATTTTCAAACCGTTAAAACAAAGGGGAAAATCCCCTCGTTATTATTTTTTCGCAATTGATTGAGCCACAACTGTGCCAGGTTTTTGAACTGATTCATACCATTTAGATACTTTTTCAGTGTCAACGTCAGCTTCAGTCGAGTCAACCATGTAGAATACGTCTCCGTTTTCAAGTTCACGAACCGTGAATTTCAATTCTACAGTTTCTTCCTCGATTCCGCCTTCCATCGTTTTAGCAGCGATAGTTGGAGGAGCGAATTTACAAGCGTAAAGAGCATAAAGAACTTTACCAGGAGTTCCTAATTTTTTACGTTCGAATAGGATAGCTAACTCAGGAGCGATGTCAGTTGATTTAACTAATACTCCACCTTTGTCAACTGCTGAACCGAATAAAGTTTTGTATTCGTCCATTGTTAATCCAGATACTGTTAATGTACCTTCTCCACCATTGAATACGAAATCAGAGAAATCCATTGCGTTATCTGAGAAGAATTGTACTTGTTCATATGATAATTCAGCTTCAATTTCTTTAGCACCTAATACTGGAATTGGAGCGCCAAATGTTCCTACACCTGTTAATGGAGCTACGTGGATTTTAGAAAAACCACCAAGTCGTTTTTTAGCCATAATAATTTCCTCCTAATATTGTGAATAAAGCTATTTTAGCTTTATAGATATTCTTTATAAATGAAATCGAAAGACCTTCCGTAGAAACCTTCATCTTTCATATCCTTGCTTCCGTCAAAGACGAAACCAGCTTGTTTCATTAATGATTTAATTTCTTTTTCACGAGATTTGTCTGCTGGGTTTTTGTACCAGTAGCTCATCGTGATATAGCTAATTTCAGCTTCGTTTGTATCATCGAAAAATTCTCCGTCTTGTTCGTTATACACTTGGAACATAATGTAAGCTTGTTCCTTGCCTGTGTATTCCATGTAAGCAACTGGAATTTTCAATGAAGCCAAAGCTGCAACGATTTTTTTATTCATAACTTATCGTCCTCTCAAATCTTCAGCGATTGATTCACCTATGGCTTGTCGAGCTTTTGCGTTGGCTTTGTTCCAAGAATTACGCATCCATTTCTTACCAAGCATAACACGAGTTCCGTGTTCCTGATAGAAACCATAACGCACAGCCTCGTATTCAGATGGTTTGATACCTACGAGAATTTTTCTTTTCTCGCCTGTACCTGAAATTTTTCCAACTTCCAACGATTCAGCTAATCGTCCTGTTTTCTTAGGCACTTCTATTAGCTGTTCTTGTAAAACAACTTGTCCGCCACGTCTAAGAGCTTTATCAGTAATGCCCTTAGAAACTTTTCGTTCCAGCTCATCAAGTGTTGCTTGTAGCTGTGAGAAATCACAATCTAAACCCATGATTCATCACTCCAATTCCTGAGTTTCTGTAACTGTCAGCTCTAAAAAATACTCGTCAATTTCATGGACATGTTTAATGTCAAAATCTTTGCCTTTGTATCTGACAAACATTTCATTATCAATTTCTCGTTTACGAATGATAAACTTGTAAGTTAAAGCGCTAATTTCTCGGTCAGCACCAATGTACTCTCGAGTTGAAATTGTCTTTCGCTTACATCGTAGTTTAAATAGTTCCTTCAGCCCTTCCACTGGGAAACCATTTTCATCTGTTCCACCGTCACCAGTTTTTTGTAAAATTACTAAGCTATCTTTTAGTTCGCCAGCATTGATAACTGATTGCATCATAAGCTGATTTTCCTAACGTTTTTTAATAGCATTGAATAGATTGGGTCAATTTGTGTCCCATTTGTTACTGAGCGATTGTGGTACAGTTCAGAAATCATTCGTAAATAAATAATATTTGCCGATTTCGTTTCATTGAGCTCTTCCAAGCTCATATCAGTATGTTCCAACACAAAACCTTTAGCTGTGTCGATAAATAATGATAATTCAATATCATCTTCCGTGATATCTGGCTCGATTCGGAGATAGTGCTTGACAAATTCAAGGTCAATATCACTGAATTTTACATTTGTGAAATCAACTGCCATTTGCATTCACCTATCCTTATATGTTTTTATTGTAAAATGTTGATTTTACTCAACATCTTCTTTAGCTTTTTTCTTTGTTGTACGTTTTGGTTTTTCCTCAACAACTTCTTCTTCAACAACCGTTGCAATGCCAGCTTCAATATATGGCTTTACAAGATGTTCGTCTAAATCAACGATTTCATTTCCTGCGATTGATAAACTAGGAGAAGCAAAAACTGTTGCAGTATTAAATTTAACTTTCATGTTTATTCTCCTTCCATTTGGTGCTTAAATAAATAAAAAGACCTCCGAAGAGGTTTTAAGTAAGCTGAATGCAGGAATTGAACCCGCAACCTGCTGATTACAAATCAGCTGCTCTACCAATTGAGCTAATTCAGCGTGGTACAGACGGCAGGATTCGAACCTGCGTGACCTCCGCCCCAAACGGAGTGACTGACCTCTAGCCTACGTCTATATGGAAGCGCATAGGGGATTCGAACCCCTGAATGCTCGATAGAAAGTCGAGTGTGTTAGACCGCTTCACCAATGCGCCATATTCTAAAAGGTTAGTTTCGTTTTTTTATTCGAGCGCCTTTTGAACGGAAAACTTCCTTGCGGAAGAAAACATATTAAGCTCTTTTTTTGACGACAAGCAAGAACCATCTTCTTGCCCGATTCAGATGTACTCATCTCATCCGATTCTGTGCCTTTTATTTCTTCAATGATAAGCGCTTATCATTGCTACCACAGCGTAGCCCGCATAGTCGCCTTTTTGCGGTGTGAGTATACAACGAGGATAACGGGACTCGAACCCGTGCTACATGGTAGACAGCCATGTGTGTTAACCGCTACACTATATCCCCATGAAAGAGGTATGTGGGAATCGAACCCACGCCTACTGGGTGGAAGCCAGTAATACTAACCGCTATACTAATACCCCATGGCAGGAGCTACAGGAATCGAACCTGTGACCTCGGTTTTGGAGACCGATATTTTACCTCTAAACTAAGCTCCTAGAAACCTCCGAAACATCGGAGGAAATCAAATCAAATCAAATGGAGGAAAATGAAGAAATTACTCCATTCTCCTAAACGTGCAAGGATGGACTCGAACCACCGACCAAGAAGTTAACAGCTTCCTGCTCTACCAACTGAGCTACAAACACATGATAAAAAGGAGCTCGAAATTAATCAAGCTCCGAATTTAAAAATTAAACAGTTTTCATTTGTAAAATCTTGATTGCTGGTGGGTTAAGGATTTTTCCATCCATGTAACCGTCAAGTAATAGCAAGTGAGAACCACGCATTGCTTGAGTTGTGTCACCAGAAATATGTTGGAAATTGAAGCCTTTTTTCGTCATTGTAGCGTAACCTTCAGAGAAGTTAGCGAATACAACAGCTTTTTCTCCAGCTTCTGGAGCAGGCATTGTGTCATTGATAACAACTGGTTGACCGAATAACTTGTAGATTGGGCCATTTTCAGATACTTCACGAACTAAGAAGTAGTGACCGTTGTTGTCTTTCAATTTAGCAATCATGTTGAACGTTAAACGACCAACAACCCAAACAGCTCCACCGATGTAAGCTGGGTTCATAGAGTTATAAAGGTCAAGTAACTCGTCGATTGTAATTGCTTTATCTGAAAGTGCGATTTGTGGCTTAAGAACAACTGTGTCATTTAAAATACCTTCAAATTCTGTATCTTTTTGACCAGTTAAAATAGATGAATCAATTGTTAAGCCAAGACGACGACCTAAGATACGAGTTGCATAACCAACAATATCAATACCAGAATCGTTTACTAAGTGTTGAGAAAGCTCAATTGCAGTACCGACACGTTTTTGGCTAAGTGTTACTTTGTTTAGTGAGAAATCAGATTTCTCAAGTTCTTTCATTTCGCCAACGAATCCAGCAGTACCCATGTTATCTTCACGTAAGATGTCTAAGAAACCGTTTACTGGTGTAAAGTTACGTGTGCGAGCGAAGATTGGAGCATTTTCACTTAATTTTTCGATGATTACATTTGACAGGTGAGTAGGTACAACGATTTTACCTGGTTCAGAACCAGCTTCCATCGAACGTAATTCTTCTCCGCCAGTTTTACGAATGAATTGTTCAAGAGCACGAACTTCTTGTTCTTGAGTTAATTGTTTTTCCATTTCTCTTTTCTCCTTTTCGGATTCAATATTTTCAACTGTGTCAGCTTCTTGAGCTGCACGAGCTTCTTCTTCCTTGATTTGTGCATTTAAATCAGCGATTTCTGCAGATAATTCAGCTTCACGAGCGTCACCATCTAAGCTACGCTTTTCAGCAACTGCCTGCTCATATAAAGCACGATATTCTGCTTTTAATTCGTTTTTCTTTTCGATTAAAGCTTTAATATTCATGATTTACCTCCATTAAATTTGTAAACTTTGTACCGTTTAGCTCTTATATAGTATTTATATGCCAAGCGGTACAAAGTAAAGGGCAATTTATTAAAAATCTAATAATTTTGTTAAAAATTTTGAATTATCTGGGTCTGTAACAGCTTCTTTAACGTCTTCGACAGCTTTTTTCACTGTTTCTTCAACAGCTTCAACCACGTCTTTAACTTCTTCAACTACTTCCTCGACAACTTCTTCAACTTTGTCAACGACTTTGTCTGTAGCTTCTTTAGCTGTTTCAACAACTTCCTCAACTTTTTCCACAACTTCTTCAACAATTTCTTCTGCTCCATCAGCGATTGCTTC